CGTTTTGTCCGCAGAATCTTAAGTCCGCAACAGGTAGTCTGTTCCTCGGTGCTTCCCCCCAGAGAAGTACCAGCAAATGAAGAAGTAACAAGGAACTTTTGCCCGCAGACTTGCGGGCTTTTTTTTGATCTCCTTGTGGACGCAAGGCGCGGAAGGTGAAATTCATCACTTTAAAATCAATTAATTACGAAAAAACCATAAATCAATGAAACGAATCTAAGCGAACCGAGAGTAATCAGACTCAACCTAATTTTGTCAAAATGTGGACACTCTCATCCTGGTGATATTCCAGCGGGTTGAATCTTACGGCATCGAGCAGATAATCGGGCGCAAAGTGCGCATAGGTCATAGTTTGCTCAATGGTGGCGTGCCCTAAAATCTTTTGTAGGGCAAGAATATTGCCGCCGTTCATCATGTAGTGAGAACCGAACGTGTGCCTGAAAACGTGCGTTGCTTGCCCGTTCGGCAAGTCGGGGATCAGTTTTTTCAGTAACTGGCGCACCCGTGTGTAACTCAACTTAGGGAACACTCGACGCCCAACGATGGAGCCTTTGATATCCTTGAACAACTCCGGCGAGATAGGGACGGTTCTATCCTTCCCGTTCTTTGTGTCCACATAGGTGACGCGATTTTTAATGATGTGTTCGTCGAGCAGGCTTTCGACTTCGCCGAAACGAGCACCAGTAGCCAAAGCAAGCCGAACGGCCCGTATGTCATTTGGGTGCGTTTCCTGCAACAGCTGCGCGATCTGAGGTTTGGTCAAGAACGCCATTTTAGAGCGCTTTGTTTTCGCCCGCTTCAGGCCTTTCATCGGGTTTTCGCCATGAAATTTGCCGGCGGCCGTCAACGCGGTAAAAACCCCACTCAGTCGGATCTGCATATTGTTGATAGTTCGAGGGCTAATCCCTTCCGTGAGACGGGCAGCGCGATAATCAGAGAACAGCTCATGCGTGATCTGATCGGCTCGTGGATATTTCATGTACGCATCAAAGGCAATCAGTGCCAAATAGGTGCAGCGGCCCGCCTTGAGTGTTTGGCCGTAGTGCAACCACCATAGCTCTATCAGTTCCGAGAGCGGCCGGCGATCTTTAGGCTTATCCATCCACCCCTTATTATGCTGGGTGGCAATCACCCAGCGCTCGAACGCCTGCGCCTCCGCTTTCGTTGGAAATTTCTTGCGAACGCGCGGGCCGTCACGTCCCTGCGGACGAACATCTACCAGCCATTCGCCACTACCACTGGATTTTATGCTCATATTTACCTGTCATAGTCATCAGGCAACTCACCAGTTGCAACCAGGGATAAAAATTCGTCCTCCCTTAAAATGAGAGTGCCCTTTTTACGAGCTACCTCTAATTTTTTCGGGCCGGCGTTGTAGCCACCGCAAAGGAAGTGAAGGTTTACGGTGACGTCGCTTCTAACGATCATTCCATGTTCTGAGGCAACAGCGGAAAGCCGCACCTTGTCATCCTTCTTGAATCCGGTAAAACAGATTTCCATCGGCCCGCTGAAGTCAAGCGGCCTGAGCATTGCGGGGGATTCATACCGTTTATATTTTTTCTGCTCCCGCAGCTCAGCAAAAATAGGCAATTCTTCAGCATCAGGGGACTCAAGCAGGAACTGGCGCACCTTCTCTGCATACTCTTCGGCTTCCTGCATGTCGCCGAAAAAGCCGATAAAGCGGTCTAATCGAAATGTCTTATAGCTGGCGCTACGCATGCAAATGCCTTGAACATAGTCGCCAACCCGTTCAGGTGAAGACAGGCCATAAGATGAAACTTTCTTGCTCGCTGTGATGTAGGCAAAAAATAAATCTTCCACTTAAAACTCCTTTTATGGTTATTCCCAGAAATACGACTCTTTACAAATTCCGCCCATACCCCAATTTACCCATATTTTATATATGGTTAGCCAGCCGCACGGCCGCTTTGGTGGTTGGAGATGCTGCTTTGCCCATCAGGGGAGAGAGCCGGAGAGATTTGCCCAACCTCGGGCATTGTCTTCCCGGTCATCAACCACATGGTGTACTTCTCAAACTGTGGGTGCTGAGTGATTTTGGTCAGCATTTCGCCGCCTGGCTCAAACTTGCCGCCCTCGTACTTTTTTAAGGTATTTATCGATAACCCTATGATTTCGCAAAATTTAACCTGGCTAAGGTCTTCGCTCTCTCTGATAGTCTTGATCTTTTCGCTTAGTTTCATTTGACAAGGTGCCTATATGTATCCTAAATTCAGGCTAAACGGGTACATATGTACACCATCTAAGCCAATCGAAAGTGATCTAGCGAGGATAGCGCATGAAAGGCCAAGCTCAAAGAAAGGTAAACGAAGTTAATCAACCGCGATCACAGGTTCGTGTCGGGCGACACGCCGGGCGATCAACCTCAGAAAATCGCGCTACCGAGTTGGCGCTGGAGTACATCACGAAGAACGGCATCAAGCCGCGTATGACCCTCAAAGAATTCGCCGAATTCTTCAAGATGCCACTGGAGCAGGTGCAAAGCGATGCACGCCGCAACTACCTGCCGTTGATGCCGCGCACCACCCCAGGCCGCCGCGAACTGTTGCAGGTGAACATGGTTGCGTACTACGCCCACAGCCTGGCGGCCAGCGGCAACTACATCGCGAACGCTACGGCATTTCAATAAGCCGGGAGATAGCCATGCACGCATTAATTAAAGTGAGCCGGCATTCATCGAGTTATCGCGGATTCGTCATTACCCATCGGCCACGCACCGCCGTAAACAAGATCGCCAGATATGAAGTAAGCCAGGGCGATCAGTCTTATGGCTTATTCGATGCGCAAGCACAGGCGACCGGCTATATCGACCAACTTTACTCACAGCACCAGGCGGCAGCATGAAACAGGCATATATCACATTAGTGGGCGAACTTCTGGCGCAGTACCACGCCAAAGCCAACAACATCAACGCCGCCACGGCGATCGCGCCAGCTGTACGCGCTGTTTCACTGAACGATTACGCATTCCGTCTGTGCATCGGCCTAACTGGCCTGCTGAGTACAGCAGAAGCCGCCGGCCACGCCCCGGACGCCGCCGTTATCGACAGTCTGATCATGCGCTGCAACAACGGCGATATTCCTCACCCGCGAGCGGTTGAACAGTCCGCATGAGCCGGGAAAGCCCGGCCCTATCTGAGAGCGCACCCTCCCATCAACGTGTGGGGGATTGGCGTCCGGGGTGTGCTCCCAGATAGGCAATGAAACCCGGTTGCGTCCTTACAAAAGAATGGGCTGCTTAGATCGGGCGACTACCTTCTCATGCGCCGGGCATGGCTAAAACCCGGCATATATTTCAGTGGGCACATTCAGCGCTTACTGAAATATATCCACCACCCGAAATAAAAAATGCCGCCTTTTTGGTGGCGGGTTTCCTACATCCTGAATTCAGGGGGTTTTTATGAACGACGACGAATTAATGGAGTTGCTTGCGGATGCCCGCCGCGCTTCACGGCTGCAACTTCTGGAGTTGTTGAGCACGAGGATTGAACGCCTTGAGGCCGACAACGCCACCCGCGATCAAATCCTTTCCATGCTGAAAAGCTGGATTTCCGCCCGCCAAAAGATCGGCACTCAACAAGAAGGTGCCGCGAAATGAACACCTTCATTGCTGTAATCGCAGTCTGGTTTGTCCTCGCCTTTGCGGTCGTGGGCTGGTTCGCATACCGGCAGTGCAAATGCTGCCGGGCGTTTAATCAACAGTGCATGCCGCCTGAATTGCGCAATTACGACTAAGGACGCCCAATGGCCGATCAAATCGACATGGCACAGGAACGGCATCAGCTAATCCTTGACGCCCAAATCAAAAACGCCAGCCCGCAACCTTGCGGGCCTTCTGCATTTCACTGCGAGGAATGCGGAGCACCCATCCCTGAGCAGCGCCGCCGCCTGATTAATGGCGTCAGCACCTGTGTGCACTGCCAGGCCACCAGAGAAGCAAAATCACGCCATTTCAAGGGGTAAAACATGACACCACAACAGAAAGCGCAGCAATGGTTGCGCGAAAACTGCCTGATTCTGGACACCGAAACCACCGGCCTTGGAGAAGATGCCGAGATCGTAGAAGTCACCATCATCGACACGGCCGGCCGGGTTCTGCTGAACACGCTGGTAAAACCGCGAAGCGTGATCCCTGCCTCCGCGACAGCCATTCACGGCATTACAAACGAAATGGTAAAGACTGCGCCATCCTGGCCGCATGTGTGCCGCAGTCTTTACGACATCATCAGCGGGCGCAAAGTCGTGATTTACAACAGTGATTTCGACACCCGGATTCTTGATCAGACCAATGATAATTGGGGGATCACGATTCACTTTAAAATCGAGCGACCAACGTTTGAATGCGCAATGCTGGCCTACGCCGAATTCTACGGCCAGAACAGCGAGCGTGGCGGGTACAAATGGCAGAAGTTAACCGCCGCCGCTGAACAGCAAGGCGTCATTATTGAAGGAACGCCGCATCGCGCCCTTTCAGACTGCCTGACCACTCTCGGCGTGATTAAGGCAATGGCGGCCGGAAGTGATCGCCTCGCATCGCACGGAATTACGGCACAGAAAGCTGTCGATATCCTTAACAGGTTATTGCAGGTAGACCACGCCGCGATTACAGCACTGGTCAATAACCGTGTCTTTTGCTCTGAGAAATTGGCTAAAGAAACATCGGTTGGCTTTTATGATGGCTACTACCTCATAGGCATGGTGGGCATCATCAATGCTTTGGTTGCGCCCGCCTCTATCGGGGCAATTTATGACGACATGGTGCTGATCGGATTCGAGATTGTCGATTCCAGCGTCGAAGGCGGTGACCTATGAACCGCCCAGCCATGAAATGGCTAGGCAGCAAGGCCAGCATAATAGACACGCTGCGCCAGCACCTGCCAGCCGGAAAGCGGCTGGTTGAACCGTTCGTCGGCAGTGGCGCGGTGTTTCTCAACACCGACTATGAAAGCTATCTGCTGTGCGATATCAACAGCGATCTGATCAACTTCCACAACGTCGCCAAAAACCTGCCGGACGTCCTGATCCGCGAAGCGCGCAACCTGTTCAGGGAGCACGCCAGCGAGGCCGGATATTACGCTGTACGCGCCGATTTCAATCTGCGCTGCGACAGTAATTTCCTGTACCGCGCCGCGCAATTCCTTTACCTGAACCGCCACGGATTCAACGGCGTTTGCCGCTACAACCTGCGCGGCGAGTTTAATGTGCCGTTCGGTCATCGAAAAGCCCCCTATTTCCCCGAAGACGAGATCCGGGCGTTCTCTGAGAAGGCGCAGGCCACAAAGGCGATTTTCCTGTGCTGCACATTCCAGGAAGCGATCAGGATGGCACAGGCCGGCGACGTGATTTATTGCGATCCGCCCTACATCCCAGCCAGCGCCACCGCCAATTTCACCAGCTACCACACCGACGGCTTTACCAGCGAACAGCAGAGAAAGCTGGCGCGTATGCTGCGCATCGCGGCAAAACGCGGCCGCCACGTCGTGGCCTCGAACAGCGAAACAGACGCCGCGCGGGAGCTGTATTCCGATTTCACCATCACCACCGCCACCGCACGCCGTTCTGTCAGCGCCAAAGCTACCAGCCGCGCAACCGCTGGCGAGATCATCGCAACAATGAGGGCATCCGCATGAGTACCAAAGCCACGCAACCGAAGCCAACCCCAGCAATACCGAAAACCGTGCCGAAATCTGTCTTTGACGTGATTTACACAGAGTGCGAAGGGTTTGTTGAATGTGGCGCTGACCCTAAAACAATATGGGATGCCTGCCGCGCTGCAATACTCGCTCAAACTGGAGGTGGCGGTTACAAGTTGGTGCCGGTAGAGCCAACCGAAGACATGATCGCCGCAGCCATGAACTGCGACGATGTCACGTTCAACGCCGACGAAAGTTTCTGCGTGAACTTCGGCAACATCTACGCCGCCATGCTAGCGGCTGCGCCGGAGGATAAGTAGAAATGCTGATACCTTCGCGTGCTATCTCATATCCTGCCGGAACGGCACTGATCGACGATCGCGTCTTCGCTACCGACGCCATAAACGTGATCAGTATTTCCGGCGGCAAAGACAGCCTGGCGCAATGGCTGCTTGCACTTGCTGCCGGCGTCAAGATTATTGCCGCATTTGCTGACACCGGCCACGAACACCCGTTAACAATGAAATACCTGGATTATCTCGAATCCAAGTTAGGGCCGATTCGCCGCGTTAAAGCCGACTTTACCGCGCGTATTGAAGGTAAGCGCCGGTTTATTGCCGAGCGCTGGCCCGTATCACTTGTTACTGAGTGTGGGCTGACTGAGCAAGAGGCAAAAAAGACCGTTGCCCTGGCACTTGAAACCCTTCATCCAACCGGCGTGCCATTCCTTGATCTCTGCATGTGGAAGGGTCGTTTTCCGTCAACAATGGTCCGCTTCTGCACATTCGAGTTAAAGCACATCCCGATCCGCGATCAGCTGGTTGCGCCTTTGCTAGACGAGTATGACGAGGTGATCAGTTGGCAAGGGGTTAGGGCGGAGGAATCGCCGCAACGCGCGGGATTGCCCGCGTGGGAAAGCGATGCCGATAAAACGCCAGGCCTAAATATTTATCGGCCAATTCTCGATTGGAAACATGCCGACGTCTTTGCGATTGCCAAACATCACGGCATCAAGCCGAATCCGTTGTACACACAAGGCTGTAGCCGCGTCGGCTGCATGCCATGCATTCACGCATGCAAATCCGAGCTGGCCGAGATTTTTACCCGTTGGCCGGAAGAGATAGCCCGCGTTGCTCGATGGGAAAAGCTGGTCGCCGCTTGTTCTCGTCGCCAGAACAGCGTCTTCTTTCCTGCTACGCAAGATCCGAAAAAGGCGGAAAGCCGAATCGAGTGCATCACGGTTGAATCGCATGGCATCGAAACCTATCGCGATTGGGCCCTAACCACCAGGGGCGGGCAGCAGTTCGATTTGATCGCCGCCATGAACGATCACACCGGTTGCAGTAGCGTTTATGCGGGGGTATGTGAATGATGCGCAAAACTAATGCCGCTCTTGTTATTGCTGCTATTTTGGGCCGCCACGATCACATCCAAAATTATCATGTACAGCCTGTTTTCACCTGCGGAGGTCGCCGCTATGGGAAAACCTACGCAGCCCGCCAACAGGAGCTGATACGCGCAGCGTTCAAGCTTTCCGCAGGTGCGACACTGAGACTTCTTCATGCCAGAAGAAAGCAGCCTCTTATGGACAGGATAGTCAGTTATGACCCTGCCAGCGGCCCAGACCAGTCAGTTGAGTGCGTATTTAAACGCAACTACGCCACTGGCGGTTTAACACTGGTATCGGTCAATATTTTGTCGCGTAAGTGGCAAAACTCGCCGTGGTTTTACTTAGACGAGTGGCCGTTGGCGTGAGTAAACCCATTCGCGGCCGCTATGAACCATCACCGCCGTTGCCATACCCTGGCAGCGGCGCGGACGTTTCTGACTACCCCCATGCATGGAATAAGCCCAAAGCGGCTATCCATGTGGACAAGACTCCTTCTGTTGATCTCGTTGAGCTGGCTCAAGAGCAGGAGTTTGGCGCATGGGTACAGCGCACCCTGGCACCACTACCGCGCTTTATTCGTCGGCGACTGAGTGACCGAATCAACCACTTTCACAGTACTAAAGGCCGACACATTGCCCGCCTGAAACTGCGCGATATTGCTCGCCGTGATCTGCCGATTATCACCCGCGTCACCGGTGAATACGCTATTAAAGGCGACGGCGAAGATCTCCCGCCATTTGTGCACCTTGACGCGCTTTATCATAACTTTTCACACCTGCGCGGGCTGATTGAGCGTTTCAATCGGCTTCCTGACTTCACCGACGAAGATATTGAGCTGTTGGCGCAGGATATTGCGATTTACATGACTGCGATGTTGAGTGAAGTAAATGAAACACTGGAAGCGTTAGGCGATCGGGAACTGGCTATGCGGCTCTATCGGGAGGCCTCCGCACTTACCGCAATGTTCCAGGCTAATCCGCCCCTATCTGCCAAAAAGACTATATGGGTAGATGAGGCAGTGGTAGCCGTCCAAAAGATGCGCGATGCGCGCTATTGGCAGCGCAACCTGCGTAAATATGCCATCCGGTGGCGCGAACATTTACACATTGCCTTTGGTGACGTTCGTCGGGGTATTTCCCCTTATTGCAGCAAGCATCATGCTGAGGAATGGGATCAGCGCCGCAAGCGCAGCCGCGCGATCATGAGCAAGCTGGAACTGGAAGATCAGGACACTGGCGAAAGAATATCGCTCATAGAGCAAATCGATAAGAGTATTTCAAACCCGGAAAAGCGCCGCAACGAGTTGATGACCCGCATCGGCGGTTTCGAAAAGGTCGCGACACAGGAAGGGTTTACCGGCAGCTTTTTTACCTTAACAGCCCCTTCCAGTTATCACGCATTCAGCTATAGCGGCCACCGTAACAGCAAGTGGAATGGAGCAAACCCTCGCAAGACGCAGCGTTATCTAAACCGCGTATGGCAACAAATCCGGGCGGAACTCAAGCGAAGGGATATCCCGGCGTTTGGCCTGCGCGTTGCCGAATCACATCATGATGGAACGCCGCACTGGCACGGCCTGCTATTCACCACAGCAGAAAACGTTGAGCCGCTGCGCGAGATCATGCGGGATTACGCGACGCGCGAAGATGCCGAAGAACTTGCCGGCAGCCACGGTAAACAGCCGCGATTTGAAATGAAGCCGATCGATGAAAGCGTCGGCAGTGCAACGGGTTATATCGTCAAGTACATATCCAAAAACGTCGACGGCTATGCACTGGACGGGCTGACAGACGACGAAAGCGGACGTCCATTAAAGGAAACCGCCAGGCATGCTACCGCCTGGGCGTCATGCTGGGGAATCCGTCAATTCCAGTTTCTCGGCGGTGCACCGGTATCTGTTTGGCGCGAGTTGCGCCGCATGCGTAATCAACAACTGGCAGACCAGATCAATCCGCTATTTGGTGAGCTGCATCGTGCCGCCGATGGTGCTGACTGGCGCGAATACACCTTATTGCAGGGCGGGCCGTTTGTCCTTCGCAAAGACCTGCGCGTCCGCACCTGGTATCAAATCAAAGACGAACCGAATGATTACGGCGAATACATTTCGGTGATTAAAGGGTTGGTGATGCCAACCGCAGACATCCCGCCGGTTGAAACCCGCCTTCGAAAATTCCGCATTGTCAGAATGAAGCCGCAACCATCGGCCGACGCCGATCATGGGGTTGACCTTGACCTTCAGGGCGCGTCTGCGCCCCCTTGGACTCGTGTCAATAACTGTACCACGGTCAAAAAGCAACCAGATTCGCACGATGATCCGCCACTGGATATAGGGCCGGAACAGCTTGAAATCGGCCAAAAATCGGCCAGCAGGCGCAAAAAGCTTGCCGAAAGTCTTCGAAACCACAAACCGGATCGGAAAAAGTCCCCTGCCGAAGAGTTTGAGGCGCTGGCTTATGCCCTTACGGCGGGCGAATGCACCGAACCGGATCGCCAGCGGGCCGAAAGTTACCTGCGCGCCGCGCAGTCACTCAGGCAGATGGAAGAAAAGGTTACGCCATTGGTCGCAGGCGTCGCTGAGCAGGTGCAGCGCTGGGCGAAGATCAGAAAAATCACAGTGAGCGAGCATCAAGCTAATCAACTGGCATTGGGGAAAGAGGTCACTGTGCTGGATACCGTTTATCGAGCGAACCTGGTAACCGGAGAACTGATCGTTGTTGGTATGGATCCGCAGTGGCGTAAATCACTAGCAAAACATAAGGCCACAGACTTGGTATCCCGCTGGCAAGCTTTGGCACGAGGCCGAGTAAATACCATCGCTGGGGCATAAAAATTACATCGAGCACAGACAGGAATATCTGTTCTGGCCATACAGAAAAATATAGACGGTGGCATCTGTGCCGCCTGGTGCCGGTACCGCATAGACAGAAATACCTGTTCTGGCCATGCCGGCAAATATAGACGGTTCCAACTGTGCCAGCTGATGTTGCTGGTACCGCATAGACAGAAATATCTGTTCTGCAGCACCGTCATTATCAACTATGGGGTACCGACTAATGGGATATTTAGGAAGCAAGGCCGCAAGCGGCGCATACCAGGCAATAATCAGCCAGATGCCACCACACGACACCTACATCGAAACACACCTCGGCGGCGGTGCCATTATGCTGCGTAAGCCGCCGGCTGCCCGCACGATCGGGTGGGATATCGATCCGGAAACCGTTGAGGCATTTTGCCAGGGAAACCCGGATTATCTGGATGAACAGGCCGATCGCCTTATGATTGAGATCGGCGACGCGGTTAAGCTGTTGCGCGCCGTTCCTTTTGAAAAATACGGTCGCACGCTGATCTACGTCGACCCGCCTTATCTTCCAGAAACCCGCACCAGCCGCGCGCGGTATCGTCACGAGTATACCGTCGACGATCACCGCCGCCTGATCGACGTGTTACGCAGCGTGCCCGCCAACGTCATGATCTCCGGCTATCCGTCCGCACTCTACGACGAGTTGCTCGGCGACTGGCGTAGCATGGAATTTCAGGTGATGACGCGCGGAGGGCCACGCACTGAAAAGTTATGGATGAATTATGCCCAGAATGCTGCATACAGCGCGGCGTTTGCCGGCGCGAACTATATCGATCGACAACGCATCAAGAGAAAAGCCGAACGTTGGGCCAGAAATTATAGCGATCTACCGGCAGCGGAACGCCTTGCCATACTGGCAGCACTTCTTTCTACTCATCAAAATGGGGACGTGTAGCATGACCACACCAGCAGAACGTAAACGCAGCCAGCGCCAGCGCGACAAGGCCAACGGCATCACCACGATCACTCTGCGCGTCGATAGCCAGGAAATGGCGATGATCCTGGAAGGTTGCCAGCAGCGCCGGATCGCGAGGGAACCTTACGAGGTGACGGAATACCTGATCGGCCTCATACGACAAGACAACAAGCTGTTGCAGAAACAGCTGGCCGACCTGCGTAAAAGTAGCTGTGGGAAATGCGGCGACACGTTGCCGGGCGATCCGGGCGGGTGCTGCATGCAAGGTGACACGCAATGCTGGCAGACAACCGGCTATAAAAGGCTGATGCTGGCAACGCTGTAGAACCTTCGCCAGTCGAGAATAGCAGCACCGGGGAAATGACGCAATCAAAATGAATGAATATTCACAGAAATGAATAACACCAGCCCAGCAACATAGAAACCCGCATATTACCGCCCCCACCAAAGCGCCTATACGCCACACAGCGAGGCGCTTTTTCTTTGCACCAATGATCGCACATCAAATCTGATCGCCTTGCAGCGATGCGCAGGTGAATGCGGTGCGGGGTTTGCGGGGGATAGGCAGGAAAAACGATCCCCATCGATCCCCTGTTCCGTGCCGTCCCCCCCGCCCCCACGCTGCATGCTTAACAATTCACTTTTTATGCAGTAGAAAAAAGGGGCTAAAGCCTTGTTTGGTGCGGTTTTGAGGGGTGATTAGGTATGCAATGAACTATGCGGATTGTTGCACTTAGGATATGCGGCGTTTTTTTGGCAAAGAATCACTTTCGATCTCTGCAAAAACCGCGCTTGCGGGTTGAGTGCCGACATTGAACATGCCGGGCGACTTGACGTCATCCTGCCACGTCACATTTTAATTTTCAACAGCTATGTGACGCGACATTTTAATGAAAAAAAATGCCAGTGACATGTCACAACAGCGCACAGATAAAGAATGCGATATGAATAGCATCGCATAAGAATGCAAAAACCGCCTTTCGGCGGTTCACATTGCAAACATCAAGCCACTAACTTAATAAGCTAGCAACTTATTGGTCATTCTTGAGCAGTTCATACGGGTTGAAGCTGATCACCTCCTCCCCTACCCAGTCGTTTAGCTCGCAAAGGCGCTCCTGCAACGGGGCCAGCTCATTAATCGCAAATACCCGCGCGGCCTTTTCCACATCCCCGAATCCGCCGGTGTTATTCGGCAAAATCCCCATCAACTGCGGCGGCGTGCGCTGGGACGCCAGCTGATCGTCGCGCGTCACGTTCTTGATGTTCAAAAACTCATCTTTCGCCGCCACCTCGGCCAGCGGGATCAGCTGCAAGCCGTCCGGCTTACCGCCCGGCGCATACATGAACAGATTACGGAAATTGCCCGGCCCTTTCGATTCCTTCAGCGCTTTGCGCAGGTTGTCGATATCCTCCTGTTTGTGCGCGGCATCGTTCATGTACAGGATAAAGCCGGCATGGCTGCCGTTGAGGTAGTATTTCCGGCGAAACAGCGTTGCGGCCTCGTTCAGCCAGATGGAGTTAAGCGAGGAAAGATACTCGGGAACGCCGTAGATCTCCTGATTAATGTCCGGGTCAAGCAGGTGGAAAATGGTGCCATCTTCAAACTGATGCGGCTCCGCCCACGATTGCACGAACCAATAAGAGTCAGTATTGACACCACGGCGGGTATATTTCGCCAGGCTGGGAACCAGCTTCATTATCCCGCCGAGGCGGTTGTAACGCGACTCCATAAAACTGTTGCCGAACACCATGAAATCCTGCGCATAGCGGCTAAAATCCTGCTTTGACAGCAGCCGGTGGGGCTTGAACATGCTCACTAAGATGTTACGCTTCATCGTGATCGGTGAACTGTGATGAACCGCCGCGCGGAACGTCTTCGCCAGGCCGTTGAACGAGATAGGCGGTTCATACCAGCGATCGACGACGCAGCACTCCAGATAATCCAGTATTTCGCGGCGATCCAGCATTGGGATCGGGTCGCCGAAGGTAAACGCCTCGACGTGCTGCGCGCCAGTCTGTTTTTGTGTCGTTGGCTGGGCGTGCTTGCGGCCCCGGTTGCGCTTGCTCATTTAGTAGATCTCCATAAAACCTGTATTGCTACCGGTTGCCCCTTCGAGCGGTTCATTGAATAAGGCGTGCATGACGGCCCAGGCCACATCGCCGTGGCTGACGCCTTCGGCGCGGCTGGTGACATAGGTTGCCCGGCGGCCGGTGGCCGTCATTTGCTTGCGGATGGACATAAACGCCTGGGCGATATCCAGCGCGCCGGCATCAAACTCCAGGCGGCCGGAGCGGATCACGTCGCGGGCCTTCAGTACGAGGTCTGTTTTCATTTCCAGGCTGTAGTTGATGGCGTTCACCGCCGGGAAGAATTGGCGCACCAATTGCGACACCGCACGGCCCAGGCCGGTGTTGTCGATGCCGATATAGCTCACGTTGTAACGTTCGGTCAGCGCCTTGATGTTGCGGGCCTGCGCCGCAAAATCCATCCCGCGCCACTGATGGCGCTCCAGCACCCGGAATTTTCCGCCAGCAACCAGCGGCGGCAGGATGACCGCGCACCCAGCGCTGTCGCCATCCTCAGAGCTGGCAGGGTCATAACCGATCCAGACTTCGCGCGACGCAACCGGGCGCAACGCAAACGGCTTGACATCCGTCCAGTGCTCCCAGCTGTCCACCATGCAGCGCTGCATTTCGCCCATCGGGAAGACGGATGATGTATCGTCGATGAAGTTGCACATGAACAGGTTGTCAAAATCTTCATCGCTGTTTTCCTCACGCAGCTCGTCGAGGTCAAACAGGTCGCAGCCGCCGCGCAACGCATCTTCAATGTTGACGATCTGGCGGAATTGCTTGTCCTCGCAGAGCACGCCGCCGGCCAGGCGTTTATAGCTAACGTCAATTTCACGGCGGCGATCCTTGGATTTCCCCTTGTTGAAGAACGTGCCATTCCAGAAGGAATAGGCCTCATGCGTCATGCTCGACGGGGTGGAAAAGTAGGTCGACCGGTAGCGGGTTTGCGACGCCATACCCGATGCGGCGCGGCGCAGTTTCTTGAAGCCGGGGATCCAGAAATATTCATCCAGATACAGATTGCCGGGCCGGCCCTGGGCGGTGTTGGAGTTGGTGCCGAGGAAATGCAATTCCGCCGCGTTTGGCAGGATGATGGTTTCCCCGCGCAGCTCCACATCGACCTCTTGCGCAAAGGCGGTGATGTAGTTTTTGAACTGGTGCGCCTGCGCCTTGGATGCGGAAACAAACATCTGATTACGCCCCGTGTCCAGGGCGTCGATCAGGGCTTCGCGTGCAAAATAGTACGTCGCGCCGATCTGGCGCGATTTCAGGATGTTGCGGATACGAAAATCTTTCGACAGCCCCGCCTCGTACCAGCGCCGCTGATAGGCAAACATCTGTTCGAGAAAGATTTCTTTCAGCCGGGCATGCTGTTCGTCGGTGAAAACGTTCTTTTGCGTGCGCCGACGCGGCCCGGCGTTTCGGCTCTCGATGTTGGGATTGAGATCGGCCTCATTACCGCCGCCGTTGTATTTGCCGATGCGCGCGTGCCGCTCCGCCTGGCGCGCCAGCAGGTCAATTTCTTTGAGGTCGCGCCCTTCTTTCTCCGGCTTCAGTATCAGCTGGCAATAGCGGGCGGCGGTGGTGATCTGCATCTGATCGAGCGGGCCGTAATCGTCCCACTTGTCGCGGCGTTTCCAACTGTGTACCGTGACGGGATTCTCCCCGATCATTTCGGCGATGCGAGTGACGCGAAGACCCTGCCAATACAGGTACATGGCCTGACGGCGGGGATCAAGATCGGTGCTGATAGTAGTAGCGCTCATGCTTTATCGGCCTGAATTTCAATGTTTCAATACCGAAAGGCTACCTACGCGCCACAACCAACACCCCTAAAGCGCCTTGTGCCATCGACCACACAAAGCCGCCGCGTTGTTCCGCCATCCCGCCCCAGCCAACATAGGCCAAACACGGCCAATCCCGGCCCATCTGCTGACTGATCGGGGCTTACCCATGCCAATATCAAAATTTTTCCGCGTCGCCGTTGAAGGCGCGACCAGTGACGGCCGCAAAATCGAACGCCGTCATATCGAAGAAATGGCGGAAACGTTCTCGCCTGCATTCCGCCCGGCGCGCGCCAACCTTGAGCACTACCTGAGCATTTTCCCAAACAGCGATTTTAAGGCCCAGGGCGACGTCGTCGCGTTGAAGGCGCAGGAAATCACCTCCGGCCAATTGAAAGGCAAGCTGGCGCTGCTGGCGCAGGTCGATGCGACGGATGGGCTGGTGAAGCTGAACAACGATCGGCAAAAAATTTACACCAGTATCGAGTATTACCCGCAATTTGCCGACACCGGCAAAGCCTATCTGACCGGGCTGGCGTTTACCGACAATCCGGCTTCGCTGGGTAGTGAAGTCATGAAATTCACCGCCAACAACCTGGCCGAAACCAGCGGATTGCACTTCGGAGCGATGGAAGAAACCGTGATGGAATTTGACGCGCCAGAAACCGAAAAACCGAACCTTCTGACCCAAATCAAGGCCATGTTCAGCAAAAAACAGCACTCCGATGACGGCCGTTTTTCCGACGTTCATCAGGCGGTGGAGTTTGTCGCAGAACGCCAGCAAGGGCTTGAAACCAAAATCGAAGCATTTTCCGGCCTGAAAACCACCGTCGAATCGCTGGAAAGCCAGCTGAAAGACGCGAAAACCGAGCTTTCCGAGCTGAAAACCACCCTCAGCACTTCTGACCGTTCTACCCATCGCCGCGACCTGTCTACCGGCGGCGGCGATGAAGTTTTAACCGACTGCTGACGGGTTAAAGACGAAAACAGGCACAGCATCGACATAAACGACCGGAACAAGGAATAATCAATGAAACCGAATACCCGTAAGCAGTACAAAAAGTTGCTAACTCAGGTGGCAAACCTGAACCACATCGACCCTGAAGACGTTGCGGCAAAATTCACCGTAGAGCCGACGATAACGCAGCGACTGGAAAGCAAGATTCAGGAAAGCAGCGGCTTTTTACAGCTGATCAACATCTATCCTGTTGACGAGCAAAGCGGATCCAAACTCGGCCTGGGCATTGACCGCCCCGTCGCCAGTACGACCAACACCGATGAAAAAGACCGCGAACCGATCGATCCAACCACCCTGGACGAAATCGGTTACATGTGTACGCAAACCAACTTCGACACCGCGCTGAAATATTCCAAGCTGGATATGTGGGCCAAATTCGCGGACTTTCAGACCCGTATCCGGGATCAGATTGTGAAGCGTCAGGGCCTCGACCGCATCATGATCGGTTTTAACGGTATCAAGCGCGCCAAAACGTCGGATATCACCGTCAACAAACTGTTGCAGGACGTTAACATCGGCTGGCTGGAAAAAATCCGCAAAGGTGCGCCGGAGCAGGTAATGGATAAGGTGCTGGGCGAGGATGGCAGCGTCGTGTCGGAAAAAATCCGCATCGGCGACACTGGCGACTATGAAAATCTGGACGCGCTGGTAATGGATGCCGTCAATGAGCTGATCGCCCCGTGGTATCAGGACGATACCGAGCTTGTCGCCATCGTCGGCCGTTCTCTGCTGGCAGATAAATATTTCCCGCTGGTGAACAAAAAGCAGGAGAACAGCGAAGCCCTGGCCGCCGATATCATCATCAGCCAGAAACGGCTGGGCGGTCTGCAAGCGATGCGCGTCCCGTTCATCCCGGACAACACCATCCTGATCACCAGACTGGATAACCTGTCGATTTATTGGCAAGACGGCACCCGCCGCCGCGCAATCATCGACAACCCGAAACGCGACCGCATCGATAACTTTGAGTCGGTCAACGAAGCCTATGTCGTTGAAGACTACGAAGGCGCGGCGCTGATCGAAAACATCCAGATCCTGAAGGCGAAAGCCCCAGCGCCAGCCGGCCAGCAGCCAGAGCAGCAACAAACGGAAAACCCGGAGGGCTAATCCATGAGCAGCCCGGCACGCAGACACAAGCACTACATTGCCGCACAGCAGTCCGCCTCACTGGATGAGGCGGCAAGCCTGAGCCATCTGGGCAATTACGACCTGTTGCTGTTCAAGATGCAGCAGGATCTGGCGCGGCTGAGCGGCGTCGAATCACACGAAACCAAAGCCGAGTTGAAGCGCGGCATGCTGCCAACCTACATGCCGTGGGTGGCCGGTGTGCTGCAAAGCAACGCTGGCCGGCAGGATGCGATCCTGATGCGTGTGCTGGTCTGGTTTCTGGATATTGGCAACCTGGAATATGCCCTTGATATTGGCGAGTACGCCATTCGGCATGACCTAGTTGCGCCCGACGGTTTCGACCGCTCGACCTGTTGTCTGCTCGCTGAAGAGATCGCCGCCGCTGCACAGCGCGATCTTTCCGCTGGCCGGCCACTGAACACGGCGCAGCTGCAACGCGCGCAGCAACTGCTGGCAAATCAGGACATGCCAGATCGGGTGAAAGCCCGTCTGTTCAAGTTTGTTGGCTATGCATTGCGACAGGACGGCGACGCCGTGCTTGCACTGGACATGCTGAAAAAAGCCCTGCTGAAAGATGAAAACTCCGGCGTAAAAACGGATATCAAGCAGCTGGAAAAAGTCATTCAGGCAGAAAGTTAACCGAATCGCCCCCGGCGAGGGCGGCACGGGAGCCGCGACAGGTTTAAACCGCATCAACGCTCCCGTCCACCGCCCACCTACAGGAAAACGTATGGTCAGCATCGCAATAGAACCCGCCCCCGGTGACAAGAAACCCAGCAATGCGCTGGAAATCGACATCGCCAAGCAGCCGACGCCGCCGGCCAGCACCGTCATCAAAAATACGGACTTTTGGCCGGATATCGACCTGAAACAGTACCGCGAAGACATGCGGCAGGACGGCACCATCACCCAGCCGCGCCTGCTTGAGGCGGCGCGGAACGCCATCAACGAAGTCAACGATCGGCTGGCAGGCTGGCGCAAGCAGCAACAGCGCGCGGGCTACAGCGAACTGGAACAGGTTCCCGCCGATCACCTGGACGACGAGAGCACCCGCGTGCAGCTTTATCGCCGCGCCGTGTTCTGCCTGACTCAGGCCAGCGTTACCGAGCGTTTTCGCAGCTTCGACGCCACGGCATCCGGTTCAAAGCGCGCCGACGCTATCGAACCGTCGATCGATGATCTCCGCCGCGATGCAGATTGGGCCATCAATGATCTGCAATCGCTGTCGCGCATGACGGTCGAGCTGATCTGATGAAGGTGTATGCACACCAGGGCGACACCGTTGATGCGCTGTGCCAGCGCTACTACGGCAAGACGCAGGACGTGACCGAGCAAGTATTGCTGAATAATCCAGGTCTGGCAGGCCAGGGGCCGATATTGCCGCACGGCTACCCGGTCGACATGCCGGACATTGTTCAATCCGAATCGGTTCAGACCCTGCAACTGTGGGATTAATCCCAGCGCGCGGGAGGTGGAGAATGAAACTCATGACTGAAAAGATTGCCGCCGGTATTAACTATTGCATTGCCGGCGGCTTATGCACTGGCGGGCTGATCGACTGGTTTCGCCACGTTGACTGGAATCAGGTAGCCGTGATCGGCGGTTTTCTTCTGGGCCTGATCACCTATCTCACGCAAACCTATTTCGACTGGCGGCGCACGCGGGCCTACGAGAAAGGCGTCAGCGCCGGGATCATTACCGAGCCGCCGGCGAAACGCGGGCTTTTTAATAAGGAAGCCGAATAATGGCAATGTCATCTGCCCTGCGTAAAAAGCTGTTCGGTGCGGCCGGTACTGGCGCGCTGGCGATCGCCACGTTGATGATCCCAGAGCTTGAGGGCGTCAGATTTGAACCCTATCGTGACGTGGCCGGCGTACTGACCGTATGTTACGGCCACACCGGGGCCGATATCGTGCCGCGCAAGCGCTACACCCAGGCGGAATGCAAGGCAATTCTGGACAAAGACCTGATCCCCTTTGCGCGATCGGTCAATCGTTCTGTAAAGGTGCCGGCGACGGAATACCAAAAAGCCGCACTGATAAGTTTCAGCTATAACGTAGGCGTCAGCGCCTTTGAGCGCTCGTCCCTGCTGCGCAAGCTGAACGCCGGCGACTATGCCGGCGCATGCGACGGCCTGCGCCAGTGGATTTATGCCGGCGGTAAGCCGTGGAAAGGCTTAATGAATCGCCGCGATATTGAACACGAGGTCTGCACCTGGGGGCAAAAATGACCCGCCTGGCCGCCGGCATCACGCTGATCGCGCTTTGTGCGCTGGCGTTTCTGGTTTACAGCAATCAGGGGCTACGCCAGGAACGCGAAACGTTGCAAGGCGACAACAAGAGACTGGCCGGCCAGATCGAGTGGCAGAATAAAACCCAAATAGCCGTCGCCAGCATCGATGAAAACCGAAGCCGAGAGCTGACCAATGCAAAAAATAAAATTGATGATCTGCAACGCGATATTGATGCTGGCCGCCGCCGGCTGCGCCTCAACGCCTCATGCCCGACCTCCGGTACCGCCGGCATGGCTGATGCAACCGCCGCCCGACTTACTGACGCCGCTCAACGGGATTATTTCACCCTCAGAAAGCGAATAGAAACCGCCAATAGCCAGATAGCCGGGCTGCAAGATTACATTCGCGACGTCTGCCTGACGCAACCGTAGGAGCTGCCATGTTAAAACCCGACTCCCTGCGCGCCGCCCTGGGCGACGCCGTCAATCACATCAGAGAAAACCCTGATTTTCTGCATATTTTTATTGATAAGGGCACGATTTACAGCACCTTCGCCCCGTCGCTGTCGTTTGAGTATCAATACACCCTCAACATGATAGTGACCAACTACGCCGATGACGCCAATCTGTTGATCGTCCCTATTCTGCATTGGCTACGCACCAATCAGCCGGACATTATGGCGAACCCGGACAAGCGCGGCGACGGCTTCACCTTCGAAGCGGATTTCTTGAATAACGGGGTGAGGGATATCAGCATTGATCTGAAACTGACGGAGCGCGTGATCGTCAAAGAGGAGAACGGCAAGCTGCACGTCAGCCACGCCGAGGAACCGCCACCGCCGCCGAACAACGTCACCGAGTTTGAAATCTGGATGCAGGGCCGGAAGGTGGCAGCATGGGCCGCTTAGACGATTTCCAGACGCTGGACGATACCCTTTCTGTCTTGCTCCAACAGCTTTCCCCGCAGTCGCGGCGCATATTCACCCGCCAGGTGGCGAAAGAATTGCGCCAGCGCCAGCAAAAGCATATCCAAGAGCAAAAAAACCCGGACGGTTCCCCCTACGTCCCGCGTAAGAACAAACGCCGGGACAAACAGGGCCGCATCCGCCGCAAGATGTTCACGCGCTTGCGCACCGCACGCTTTATGAAAACGGAATCCGGCCCCGATGAAGCCGCCGTCACCTTCGCCGCCGGCGTGACGAATTTGTCCGCCGTCCACCATTACGGCCTGCGTGATAAAGTCAGCCGGAACGGCCCGACAGTGCGTTATGAGCGCCGGCAACTGCTCGGCTTTACTGACGACGATATCGAATGGATCAAGGATCTGGCCTTGACCCACATAGCCAAATAACTACATCCCCGCCGCCTTGTGCCAGCGATGGCACAAGGCGCACCGCATGCCCCCCGCGCCCGCACGCGTCACACTGGCGGTATGAATGCAATCCTCACTGAACTACGCCGCCGCTTGGCTAACATTGTGCGCATCGGCACCGTGTCCGACGTGGATACGGCGAAAGGCCTTTGCCGCGTATTAACCGGCGCAAATGAAACCGACTGGCTGAACTGGCTGACGCTGCGCGCCGGCCGTGTGCGCTTCTGGTCGGCCCCGTCGGTAGGCGAACAGGTGATCGTGTTGAGCATTTTCGGTGAGATGACCACCGGCTTTGTGCTGCCGGCTGTGTTCTCCGATCAGCACCCTGCGCCATCCGCTTCACCTGACGCCGTCCGCATTGATTTTCCCGACGGCGCGGTCATTGAGTACGAGCCGGAAAACAGCACGCTAACGGCGCGCGGCATGAAATACGCCAATATCCAGGCCGCTGAGAAAATCAGCGCCACGTCAAACGTCGTCGTCGTTACCGCCGGCCAGATGATCACGCTGGATGCGCCCGTCGTGGAATGCACCAACAAGCTGATCGCCGGATCGCTGCTGCTGAAATACGGCGGCGAGATGTACGGCAATATCACCCACACCGGCGGAGGCTTTAACTCCAACGGCGTGATTGTCCATCTGCATTATCACGGCAATGTTCAGAACGGCGGCGGCAACACCGGGGGGCCAACATCATGATGTATCTCGGCATGAACCGTAACAGCGGCGAGGCTATCAGCGAGATCAACCACATCCGCCAGTCTGTCAGCGACATTTTGATCACCCCCGTCGGTAGCCGCGTCATGCGTCGCAAATACGGCTCGCAGCTGTCGGCCCTGATCGACCAGCCGCAAAATCCGGCGCTCAAGCTTCAGATGATGGCCGCTGTTTATGGCGCGGTGCTGCGCTGGGAAGACCGCATATCCCTGACCGCCGTCAACATCACATCGGACATGGACGGGGAAATGGTTGTTGACCTAGACGGCAACCGAACCGATACCGCCGGCCGTGTTCAATTTTCATTACCGATCAGGGGGCAATAATGGCGACGATTGACCTGAGTCAGCTACCCCGCCCCAATGTCATTGAAGCGCTGGACTATGAAACGCTCTTTGATGCGCGTAAAGAGCGATTGATCAGCCTGTACCCGGAGGAAGAACGGGAAGCAGTGCGCCGCACGCTGGGCTATGAGTCCGAGCCGATCGTCAAAGTCCTGCAAGAATCCGCCTACCGTGAGGTGTTGTTACGCCAGCGCGTCAATGAGGCGGCGCAGGCCGTAATGGTTGCCTACGCCATGAGCAGCGACCTAGACCAACTGGCCGCCAACAACGACGTAAAACGATTGGTGATCGATCAGGGTGATCCGGGTGCTGTGCCACCCGTACCGCCGACGATGGAAAGCGATGCCGATCTGCGCCAGCGCATCCCTGCCGCGTTCGAAGGTATGAGCGTCGCCGGCCCTACCGGGGCCTATGAATTTCATGCGCAGAGCGCTGACGGCAAAGTCGCCGACGCCTCGGCGATCAGCCCCGCACCGGCAGAAGTCACCATCAGCGTGCTATCCCGCGACGGCGACGGCACGGCATCGCCGGAACTGCTCGCCGCCGTCAGCGCCGCGCTGAATGACGAGGAAGTCCGCCCGGTGGCCGACCGCCTGACCGTGCAGTCTGCAAAAATTGTTAACTATCAAATTGATGCCACGCTCTACGTTTACCCCGGCCCGGCGATTGAGCCGATCATGGCCGATGCTGAGCTGCGTCTAAAAAACTACATCAACGAGCAGCGCCGGCTGGGCCGCGATATTCGGCTATCCGCCATCTATGCCGCACTGCATACCCAGGGCGTGCAGCGCGTTGAACTGGCCGCGCCACTCGCTGACGTGGTGCTTGATCGTACCCAGGCCGCCAACTGCACCGATTACCACATCAGGATCGGCGGTTCAGATGAATAGCCTGTTGCCGCCTGGTTCATCGCAGCTTGAGCGGCGCGCAGCGGAGGCGTGCGCCGGTATCAGCGATCTAAGCGCCCCGCTGCGTGACCTGTGGAACCCGGCGCGCTGCCCGGTAAAGTTTTTACCCTATCTGGCCTGGGCGTTCTCGGTAGACCGCTGGGACGAAAAATGGACGGCGACGGAGAAGCGCAAAGCCGTGACGGATGCCTTTTACATACATCGCCGAAAGGGGACGGTTGCCGCCATCCGGCGCGTCATTGAGGCAATGGGCTATTCAATGTCGATCGCCGAGTGGTGGGAGATCGCCGACCCGCGCGGCACGTTCCGCCTCACCATTGACGTGAACGACGTCGGGATCACGGACGAAATCGTCAAAGAACTGGATCGCTTGATTGGTGATGCAAAGCCAGTCAGCCGGCACATTGCGGGAATAGTCATCGCAACCAGAACTACGGGCATCATCTCGATCGGTGCGACCGTCACTCACGGTGACATCATCACAATTTATCCGCAGGACGTAGACGCGGACGACTCAATTATTTATGACGGCGCACAACGATATAACGGCAACGCCTATTATTCCGGGGTTATTAAATGACAAAAATCACAGAGATCGAGCGCTGGGAAGACGAAGTCCACTTGATCGCACGCAGCGAGCGCGTAGCCGGCGGTCGAGACGGCGCAGTCAACAAACAGGCGGGGCAACTGGCTAACCGTACCCAACACCTAAAGCGCGAGGTGTCTGCCGTCAGTGATTTGGCTCTCGCTGATATGGGTGTTTACGCCTCAGCAGCTGACGCCCAAAATGCCATCAATGCCGGCGTTGAAAAGCGTCGATTTATCCCCGTTAAGGGCAACGGTAATATTTGGGCGTGGCGTTATGAAAATGTGGACGGCGCAGTCACACGAACCCATGACTATCTGCGCAATGGCAAATCCATCCTGAATATTGAGCAGTGGTTGGGTGTCCGGTTGTACGACCAAACAGGCGAGACAAACAATTATTTTGTCAGGGCTACCGGGCCAGATACAGGAAAAATCCAAACCTCACTGGGTACGGCGGTCGCCTGCTTCCCGGTTTATACCGGCCAGACCTATAATGTAACGGCCGACGATTACCGGTCTGATTATTTTGCTATCGCGCTGAAAACGGATAGCTCACTGATCGGTGATACGTTGGGATTAGTTTCAATTACAGACAACGGTGATCGCAAGTCGTTTACTGTTCCACCTGACAGCCCGGCGAAATTTGCCTTTATTAATACCGTCATCCCAAATGGTAAATTTGATATTCGGGATAATCTCGCCGTTGAAGTAGACCAAATCAATCAGGTTAACGGCATTCCCATTGTCGATGACTGGGCGCGTGAATCGCTGATCGAAAGCAGTCTTGCATTTGTTGAAGAGGATGGAGGGCAACTGTACGCACCGGAAAATGACCAGGTGAATTATTTTGTCAGGGCGCTCGGCGCTGACGCGGGGAAAATACAGACGTCTCCGGGCGCAATACTGACGTATTTCCCCGTCACCCCCGGTAAAAAATACACGATCTATGCATCAGACTTTGCCCCTGATTTCTTTGTCGTCGCATTGAAAACTGACAGCGCATTAACGGGGAGCACGCTGGGGCTGATTGAGCTGGAGAACGGCGGGAGCTACAGATCGTTCTTCATACCGGCAGACAGCCCGGCGCGATTTGCGTTTATGAACGTCGTGCTGCCACTGCAAAAATGGGATATTCGCACCGGATTGACAGTAACAGGCCCCGCGCTGAAAGCGAAAAGTATCAACGGCCATGAGGTGTACGACGCCAAAGCCCGCGATATGATCGCAAGTTTGGGCGAGTCGTCGATTTTAACGGGTAAAGAGGCGGTCTATTTTGGCGACAGCATTACAGCCAAAAATCCCCGCACAAAGAAAAACTATCACGAATACATCGCCGAGGCTGTTGGCGGGATGCAAATCAGAAACTATGGGATCAGCGGCAGCGGATTTTATAACCGCTACGCGGATGCAGCCACCATTAAAGAAAACCCTGATTATGTCGTGATATTTTTGGGTACAAACGATTTCGGCGAAGTGGGAGGCCGAAAACCGCTTGGCGCACTTTTCGACGAGGGAACGGCGACGGTGTCGGGATGCATAAATAGATTGCTCCGGGACATTATCACCAAATTTTACGACAAAAAGATCGCAATATTGACGCCTATCCCGCGCCTGACAAGCTACGGCAGCAATGCGAGCAATAACGCGTCAGGATTTACGCTTGAGCAGCTTGCAGAGTTAATTCAGCAATACGCGGCGCATTACTCTATCCCCTGCCTCGATCTTTACCATGAGAGTAATCTGCCGGTGTATATCCCCGCAGGCAACGCGCACTATTTTACGCAGCCAGGCGGCACGCAGCCGGACGGGCTGCACCCAAATGATGCCGGCCATCAGGTAATGGCGAGGAAAATACGCGTCTTTATGGAGTCCCTTTAACAGCCGGGCGGATTGCACATGATGAAAAAATATTACTCTGTTATCACAAACATCGGCGCGGCCAGGCTGGCCGACGCTGTCGCCACCGGCACTCTGTTGGACATTACCGAGATGGCCGTCGGCGACGGCGGCGGCGTATTGCCACGGCCAAACCCAGAACAAACGGCGCTGATCAATGAAGTCTTTCGCGAGCCATTAAATCGCCTGTCCATTACCAGTGCTGCCGCTAATGTCGTTGAAGCTGAAATGATTATCCCCGCCAAGGCTGGCGGGTGGTGGCTGCGCGAGGTAGCGTTGTTCGCGTCCGATGGTGCATGTATAGCCGTCGGTAACATGCCGGAAAGTTACAAACCTCTGACGACTGACGGCTCAAGCCGCACCGCAGCTGTGCGTATGCAACTGACGGTCAGCAGCACTGACAATATTGAGCTGATTATTGATCCGGCCGTCGTCATCGCTACCCAGCAAGACGTTACCGCCGTAAAAAACGAGGCCAAGGACTACACGGACGAGGAATTGAGCAAGCTGGACGAAAGCATAAAAAATGCTATCGCCGACGCTGTGAAAGGAGCTATCCGAGACGCCTGGGAGCAAGACAACCCTGTCGGCTCGTCGCGCCTGTTCAATCAGAACGTGAACCCTAACACTAAATGGCCGTGGTCAACATGGGAGTATGCCGGCGAACACCTGACGATCAGAACGGCAAAAGCGGACGGCTCCGACGTAGGCACTCTGGGCGGCAGCGATACGGTAAACATCTCGCGCGCCAATCTGCCGCAGTCGGTGCTGAATGTGTCGGGAAGCACAAGCGAGCAAGGGGCGCAGACGCTGCAAACAACGCCGGCGGGTAGACACCGGCATCAGGGGGGAATGTCCGCGCCCGGCGAAGCGTGGGATGGCGATTATATTGTCGGCTCCGACAACGACAGCCACAGAACGCGCAACTACACCAGCGAGGCAGAAGACCATATCCACGAGGTCACTGTGCCGGCGCACGCTCATACCGTTTGGGCGCAAACCGAAGCGCTCGGCCAGGGCCAGGCGATCAGCGTCGTCGAGCGACACAAGCTGCAAATGCTGTGGCACCGCGTAGCCTAAGCCCCATACGGGGCTTTATTTTTACGGCAAATACCGTCATTGTAATCACCATACATCCTGCCGCGCGTTGATTTCGCGCCGCATTGTGCCAGCCACCACACAAAGCCCACCGCATGCATTAACCGCGCACCGCCGCCACCATAGGGGAACACCGTTACAGGAGATCCGCCTAATGGCTCAAGACGATTATCACCACGGCGTGCGCGTGCAGGAAATCAACGAAGGCACCCGCACCATCACCACTGTCAGCACCGCCATCGTCGGTATGGTCTGTACCGGTGACGACGCCGACGCAAAAGCATTCCCGTTAAACACCCCCGTGTTAATTACCGACGTCCTGGCCGCCAGTGGCAAGGCCGGCGAAACCGGCACCCTAGCCCGCTCGCTGGATGCCATCGCCGCTCAGGCCAAGCCCGTCACTGTTGTGGTGCGTGTCGACCAGGGCGAAACCGAAGCCGAGACGACAACCAATATCATCGGCGGCGTGACCACCGAGGGCAAGAAAACCGGCATGAAAGCCCTGCTGGCCGCACAAAGCCAGCTTGGCGTTAAACCCCGCATTCTGGGTGTGCCGGGCCACGATAACGAGGCGGTTGCTTCCGAATTACTGGCCGTGGCGCAAAGCCTCCGCGCCTTCGCCTACCTCAGCGCCTATGGCTGCAAGACGGTATCCGAGGCGCTCGACTACCGCAAAAACTTCAGCCAGCGCGAAGCTATGTTGATTTGGCCGGATTTCCTGAGCTGGGATACCACGACCAACGCATCCGCAACAGCTTTCGCAACCGCCCGCGCGCTCGGGCTGCGCGCCAAGCTGGATCAGAACGTCGGCTGGCACAAAACCCTGTCCAACGTCGGTGTTAACGGCGTGACCGGCATCAGCGCAGATGTCTATTGGGATTTGCAGGACACGGCCACCGATGCCAACCTGCTGAACAAAAACGACGTCACCACGCTGATCCGAAAAGACGGATTCCGCTTCTGGGGGTCGCGTACCTGTTCCGACGATCCGCTGTTCCAGTTTGAAAATTACACCCGCACCGCGCAAGTGCTGGCCGACACGATGGCCGAGGCGCAGATGTGGGCCGCAGATCAGCCGCTGTACCCCTCTCTTGCTACGGACATTATCGAGGGCATCAAAGCCAAATTCCGCGAGCTGAAAACCGGCGGTTACATCGTTGACGGGGATTGCTGGATTGATGAAGCGGCCAATGACAAGGACACCCTGAAAGCCGGCAAGCTGGTGCTGGATTACGATTACACGCCTGTGCCGCCGCTCGAAAACCTGCTGCTGCGCCAGCGCATCACCGACAAGTATCTGATGAACTTCACTCAGAACGTGAACAGTTAAGGGGGACGCGATGGCCTTACCACGCAAACTGAAGTACCTGAATCTGTTCAATGACGCCAACAGCTATCAGGGCGTTATTGAAGAAATCACCCTGCCGAAGCTGACGCGAAAGCTTGAAGCATTCCGGGGCGGCGGCATGAACGGCAGCGCCAGCGTTGATCTGGGGCTGGATGATGGCGCACTTGACGCCGAGATCACTCTTGGCGGCATTGAGGCGCAGATTTACAAGCAATGGGGCATCGCCAAAGTTGACGGCGTACTCCTGCGCTTTGCCGGTTCATTCCAGCGTGACGACACCGCCGAGATCATTGCCATCGAAGTGGTCATGCGCGGGCGTTTCTCCGAGTTTGATCATGGCAACTATAAGCAGGGCGACAACACGCAGACCAAGCTGAGCGCCAAGAATACCTATTTCAAGCTGACATGGGACGGCAGCGTCCTGATGGAAATCGACACCGTGAACATGGTCGAGATCATTGATGGTGTTGACCGCCTGGCGGAACACCGCCGCGCCATCGGTTTGTAATCGCCTGCTGACAGGTATTTCATGCGGCCCGCAGGGGCCGCCTAAACAGCATCAATCATTAGGATAACGTGATGAAAGAAAAACAGACGACAGACGGCGCAGAACTGGCGACCAACCAGCCGATCACCCTGGACGTTCCGATCGTGCGCGGCACTACGCAGATCACCGAAGTGACCGTCAACAAGCCGAATTCCGGCGCGCTGCGCGGCACCCGTTTGCAGGCGCTGATCGAAACCGACGTCGATTCACTGATCAGGGTATTGCCGCGCATCACCACGCCGAACCTGACGGCGGCCGAGGTTGCCAACCTCGATCCGGCTGACTTTTATCAGCTGTCGCAAGCTGTGGCGATTTTTTTCTTACCGAATTCGGTCAGGTCAGATTTCCTGAACAGCTGACAGTAGAAGATCTGACGGCGGATATTGCCGCCGTCTTCCATTGGCCGCCGACCGTCACCGACTCAATGCCGCTGGCCGAGCTGCTGGAGTGGCGGCATAAAGCCATAATCCGCAGTGGGGCAAGTGATGAGTGATAAAAACCTCCGATTGCAGGTTTTACTGAGCGCGGTCGATAAAGTCACCCGCCCGTTTAAATCCATGCAGGCCAGCAATAAAGCGCTGGCCGCTTCGGTTAAAGCCACCAAAGACCAATTAAAACAGCTGGATAATCAGGCTGGGAAAATTGACGGTTTCCGTAAGACAAAAGCCCAGGTAGCCGCAGCCGCGCAGGCGCTAAGCACTGCCCGCGATAGAGCGCGCAGCCTGTCTATCGCCATGAAATCAACGGAAACCCCGACGGCCAGGCAGGCGCGCCAATTTCAGAAGGCCAGGGAGGAAGCGGCCCGCCTTCAGCAAAAATATTCAGATCTCCGGCTGTCACTGCAAAACCAGCGCACCGCGCTTCAAAACAGCGGCATGGCGACTAACCGACTTGGTGAGGCCCAGCGATCGCTGCGCGCCAATATCAGCGGGACAACCGGCGCACTTGCAGCACAGCAGCGAAGACTTGAGCAGCAGGCCCAGCAGCAAAAACGGCTGAATGCTGCACGCCATCAATTCGACGAGAGTAATCAGCGAAAAGTCATGACTGCCGGGGTGGGTTATACCTCGATGGCCACCGGGCGCGCGATGGGTCGCGGGCTGGCAAATGCCTTGCACGTCGGTTATGACTTTGACGCGATGATGAGCAAAACACAGGCTGTAACGCGCATCCCGTCCAAGTCAGATCCAGCAATGATGGCCATGCGTCATCAGGCAAGAACCCTGCCGCTATCGTCAAAATTTACCGATCTCCAGGTTGCCGAGGGGCAATACTTCCTCGGGAGGACGGGTTATTCACCGCAGCAGGTATTAAAAGCCATGCCGGGGATGCTGAATCTGGCATCGGCCGGCGACATTGACCTGGGCACGACAGCCGATATTGCGTCAAACATTCAAACCGCGATGGGGATCCCGGCGGAAAAAATGGACAGAGTGGCGGACGTGCTTACCGCGCTGTTCACACGGAACAACGTTGATATTCCGATGCTGGGCGAGTCATTGAAATATTCCGCCGGCGTCGGCCGCGAATATGGTCAAAGCCTGGAAACCGTTTCAGCCGCCACGGCGATCATGGGAAACGCGGGCATTCAAGGTAGCCAAGCTGGTACAGCAATGCGCGCTATTCTCAGCAGAATTGGCAACAGCCCCACCGTCAGAAAACTAGGCGTCGAAACCAAAGACAAAGACGGCAATATGCGCGACCTGGTCGATATTTTGAAAGATATCGACAAGAAGACGTCCAAAATGGGGAACGTCGATCGCGGTAAGATTTTCAAAGATATTGCTGGCATGTATGCCGTCACAGGATTCGGTGAGTTGATGCGTGCGGTATCAGACGGCAAGCTGCAAAAAATGCGCGGTGCGCCGGGCGAGTATGATGGCGAGGCCGCGCGCGTATCCGGCACTATGCTGGATAACATGAAAGGCGACATGACAATGCTACATGCCGCCCTGGAAAATATCAGCGTTGAACTGTTTGAAAAAAACGACGCTTGGTTACGGAAAACGGCCAAAGGTATCAGCAACGTTTTGCACGGCGTCGCTGAGTTTTTAAAAGCGCACCCCAACATAAGCGCCGCCATTGTTAAGATAGGGGCAGCAGCCGCTATTGCAACGACCGTTTTCGGTACGCTGGCGATCGCCGTCGTCGGGCTGCTCGGCCCGTTTGCCCTGCTACGGTTCAGCACCCGCATGTTAGGTATTCGCCTGCTGCCTAACCTCTCACTCAGCATGCTGAAATTCGCCAGTACGACGCCTATCACTAAAAAGCAAGTCGGGAGCTTCAGCCGCTCATTACTTGAAGCAGGGAAAAGCGCGCTGACATTCTCCAAGCAAGGGTTAGGGAACGCCAGCCGCGCAGTAATGACATTTGCATCATCACCACTACAGACAGCCGCCAAGGGGATGAAAGGAGTTGGGCGCGTATTTACCTGGCTGGCAACCTCACCGCTGAGATTCCTCCGCTTCGCCCTCGGCGGCTTGGCGAGTATGTTCGGCATTCTACTCAGCCCGCTGGGACTGATTGCGGCCGCGATCGTCGGCGCTGGTGTGCTGATTTACAAATACTGGAAGCCTATCAAGGCGTTTCTCGGCGGTGTTGTCGAAGGATTCAAAAACGCCGCCGCACCGATCAAAGACGCTTTTGCACCATTGATGCCAGTATTCAACTGGATAGGCGACAAGGTTAAAGCGTTGTGGGGCTGGTTCACAGATTTGCTGACGCCGGTGAAATCGACAAAAGACAATTTGGACAGCGCGGCATCGGCCGGGAAGACCTTCGGCGAATTTCTGGCGGCAGGCATTGAGATGGCGCTAACCCCACTGAAACTGCTGACGGACTCAATCAAATGGGTACTGGATAAGCTGGACGAAATCAAAGTACGGTCGGCAGAAACGCGCAAACTGACGCAGGAAAACCCTGCCGTTGCCGATGCGGCCCGCCGCGCCGGTGTCATGATGACGCCAGGGCCGACAGGAAATTCAGCTGATGCAATACGCTATCGCTACACCGGAGAGCATGACAACGGCGGCCGTATCCCGCTGGGTAAATTCGGCATTGTCGGAGAGTATGGGCCGGAAATCGTCAGCGGGCCGGCAAACGTAACCAGCCGCCGAAACACCGCAGCAATGGCAGCAATCGCCACCCTGTTCATGAATGGCGCAACAGCAGCGGACGCTCCGCTACACCCGCACAGCCTGGCCGGGAACCAATACCGCTCAGCCGGCAGCGCATCATATCAGCGTACCAATGCGCCGATTGTCGAGATACACGCGCCGATAACCATCAATCCGCAGCCAGGACAGAGCGCGTTGGATATCGCGCGGGAAGTCGCCAGGCAGTTGGATGCGAGAGAACGGCAGGCGCGCGCCAAGGTGAACAGCAGTTACAACGATTTCGAGTGAGGATGATCATTATGATGATGGCATTAGGCATGTTCGTGTTCATGCTGCAAACCGTTCCATACCAAGAATTTCAACATCAAATGTCATGGCGACACCCGACAAATAGCCGCGTCGGGTTTCGACCGCAAAGCCAGTTTTTGGGGCCGGACGATGAAACGATCACATTGAGCGGCGTCCTATTGCCGGAACTGACCGGCGGCAGAGTGTCGCTAATGGCGATACAGCTGATGGCAGAAACAGGCAAGGCATGGTCGCTTATCGAAGGCAGCGGCGCGATTCATGGCATGTTCGTGATCGAGAGTCTGACCCGAAGCAAAACCGTTTTCTTTCAGGACGGATCCGCCAGGCGCATTGAGTTTACCATCACGTTGAAGCGCACGGATGAAGGATTAAAAGATATGTTCGGCGATTTATCCCAGCAATTTGAAGATCTCGCCACTCAGGTGTCTGACACCGTTGGGGGGCTTTTATCATGAGCTTGCTCGACACCCTGGACAAGATCGGCGGCAGCAATACGCCGGCCTATACGTTGAAGATTGACGGCGTTGATATTACCGGGAAAGTGAACGAAAAATTGCTGAGCCTGACTCTAACCGATAACCGAGGCTTTGAGGCTGACCAGCTGGAGATCGAGCTTGACGACAGCGACGGCAGCCTAATACTACCCCGTCGCGGCGTCAGCATCGCCGTGGCTATCGGCTGGAAAGATACCGGCACCATCGACAAAGGGCTGTTTGTGGTGGATGAAATCGGGCATTCCGGCGCGCCGGATAAGTTGACGATCACGGCACGCAGCGCTGATTTTCGACAAACGCTAAACGTGCAGCGCGACAACTCCTATCACAAGAAAACCCTGGGCGATATCGTGAAAACCGTCGCCATTCGCAACAAGCTAACGCCGGTCATCAATAAAAATATGGCTGATATCGCCATTCCTCACATCGACCAGACCAACGAGTCGGACGGGAGTTTCATCACCCGCATAGCGAAAGAAAATGGCGCAGTGGCCGCTGTTAAGAACGGTAATCTGCTGTTCTTCAAACAAGGCCAAAATCAGACCGTCAACGGCAAACAGATCCCAGAAATGCTAATCAATCGCCAGTCGGGCGACAGTCATCAATTCACGTTGACCGATCGCGGAGCATATACGGGCGTGGTGGCGAACTGGTTAAACACCCGCGCCGCGAAAAGCGAGCCGGTCAAGGTCAAGCGCCGCCGCAAGAAAAAGCCAATGGTTGAGGAAGAAAAACAGGGGGAATATTTAGTCGGCAGCGATGAAAACGTCCTGGTGTTACGCCATACCTACGCGACAAAATACAACGCCCAGCGCGCGGCAAAGGCCAACTGGGAACGGATACAGCGCGGCGTCGCCACTTTCTCGATCCAGCTGGCGCGCGGCCGTGCAGAGCTTTACCCGGAGGCCCCCGTCACGGTCAAAGGCTTTAAGCGTGAGATCGATGAAGCAAAGTGGACGCTGGTCACAGTAACACACAGTTTGAACAGCAGCGGGTTTACGACGTCGCTGGATCTTGAGGTAAAAATCGACGAGCTGGAAATGGAATAATGCAAACGGCCAGTATTTGTGCATAATTATCAGCAATACTGGCCTTAGCCGGGAACATGACGGAGAACCCCGCCATGATGCATTGTCCTGAATGCGGCCAAGCCGCACACACCAGATCATCGAGCTACATCACCAATACGACCAAAGAGCGCTACAACCAGTGCACAAACATCAACTGTGGATGCACGTTTGTCAGCCATGAAACCTTTACCCGCGTAATTTCAAAGCCGCATAACGTTAACCCGGTTCCCCCTCACCCACAAAGCGGCGGTCAAGCTTCGCTGGTTTTTGGGTAGACGCAAGAACAAGAGCCAAAATGTGGACAAATAAAAAATATAAACAATAAAAAACAAATAGTTAAACCATATAAAAAGGTTTAACAAGGAACTTTTGCCCGCAGACTTGCGGGCTTTTTTTTGCCTGCGATAAATTACAGACACAAAAAAACCCGCCTTGGCGGGTTTTTATTAATCAGCAGAAGCCGATTAGATAGCGGTAACGTT